CCTGTCCCTCCTAATAGTGATGACAGCGTAGCCACCGTAGCAGGTGGCTATTTTGGTACATACGTAGATGTCGAAGGCGTATCAAAGAATGAGTATGAACTCATTAAAAGATACCGCGACATGTCACTTCACCCTGAAGTCGATACTGCTATCGACGAAATTGTAAACGAGTTTGTCGTTAGCGATGCTAAAGATAGCCCCGTTGAAATCGAGTTGTCTAATTTAGATGTAGGTTCTAGCGTAAAGAAAAAAATCAGAGATGAATTTGAGCGTGTTAAAAAAATGCTCAACTTTGATAAAGGAGCACATCAGATTATTCGTAGTTGGTATGTAGACGGAAGAACTTATTACCACAAAGTTATCGATCTAGACAATCCAAAGAAAGGTATTCTTGAGTTACGTTACGTAGATCCACTCAAGATTCGTAAAGTACGTCAAAAAATTACGAATCCAGAGGCAGCAAAAAATCCAAATTTAGTTCGTGGCACTGCATTAGAATATGATTGGGGAGATTATGTAGAGTATTATATTTTTAACCCTAAAGGTTTTTCTGGTTCGATGTCACTGCCACACAACAGTGCATCAGATTTCTCAACCAATAACGGAATCAAGATTGCTTCAGACTCTATCGCTACTTGCAACTCGGGTGTGGTTGATCTGAATAAAAAATATCAGTTGAGTTTTCTCCACAAAGCAATCAAGTCTCTCAATCAACTACGAATGATTGAAGACTCTCTTGTTATCTACAGATTATCTCGTGCTCCAGAGCGTAGAATTTTCTACATTGATGTAGGTAACCTTCCTAAAGTAAAGGCAGAGCAATACTTACGTGATGTAATGGCGAAGTATCGTAACAAGCTTGTATACGATGCTAGCACTGGCGAGATTCGTGACGACAAAAAGCATATGAGTATGCTTGAGGATTTCTGGTTGCCCCGTCGTGAAGGCGGTCGTGGTACAGAAATCACAACTCTACCTGGTGGTCAGAACCTTGGAGAACTGAAGGACGTTGAGTATTTTAAAAAGAAACTATACAACTCTCTGAATCTCCCACCTTCTCGTCTCACTGACGATAACAAAGCATTCAACCTCGGTAAGTCTACAGAGATCCTACGCGATGAACTGAAGTTTAGTAAGTTCATTGGTCGTCTTCGTAAAAGATTTTCTCAATTATTTCACGATATTCTTAAGACTCAACTTATTCTAAAAGGTGTCATTACTCCTGACGATTGGGAGGAAATGGAAGAGCATATCCAATATGACTTCTTGTTTGACAATCACTTCAATGAGTTAAAAGAACAAGAAATGTTGATGCAACGCATCACTCTCGTTACTCAAATGGATCCTTTTGTTGGAAAGTATTTTTCAACAGAATATGTTCGCCGCCATGTTCTTCATCAGACAGAAAAAGAGTACAAAGAAATTGACAAGCAAATCAAATCTGATATTGATAGTGGTATGGCATTAGATCCTATCGATGTTAATAGTATGGATATGATGGGTCAACAAAATACTGCATATGCCCCAGAAATTGCAGCGCAACAAGCATCTGATTCTGCTGATCGTGAACTCGAAAAAGCAAAAGAAATGGATAAGTTAAAACCATCTGCGGATTCCGCAAAACCAAAGTCTAATAAATAATACATATCTACGGATAATTTTAAGTTATGGATAATCCATTGGAACCAGAATTGGTTGACATTGTTGATTTGATTGCAGACAAGAAGCGCGGAGAAGCATTAGATAAGATTAATGACTATCTATTTTCTAAAGCATCTGACGTTATTGATACATATAAACAATCAGTAGCTTCAACATATTTTGATGAACCTACTGTAGAACCATCAACAGAAGAATGAAACTTATCACAGAGAACATCGAGGATATTCAAATTCTCACCGAAGAAAAGGATGGCAAGAAGAACCTTTACATCGAAGGGGTATTCTTGCAATCCGAGATTAAAAATCGTAATGGTAGAGTCTACCCTTTCCGAGTTTTGGAAAAGGAAGTTGCTCGCTATAACGAAGAGTACGTCAAAACTGGACGTGCTTTAGGTGAGCTAGGTCACCCCGATGGTCCTACTGTGAACCTTGATCGTGTTTCTCACAGAATCACATCATTGAAATCCGAGGGTAATAACTTCATTGGTAAGGCACAGATTCTTGCTACACCAATGGGCAGTATTGCAAAGTCTCTTTTAGAAGAGGGTGTAAAACTTGGAGTTTCTTCCCGTGGTATGGGAAGCATTGACCGTCGGGAAAGTGCTTCTTATGTTATGGACGACTTTATGTTAGCAACTGCTGCTGATATCGTAGCAGACCCTTCTGCCCCTGACGCATTTGTCAATGGTATTATGGAAGGAAAAGAATGGGTATGGAATAATGGTATTTTAAAGGAGAAAACCATTACTAAATACCAAGGATACATTAATGAATCGTCCAAGAAAGAGTTGGAAGGTAGAACACTACAGGTGTTTGAGCATTTCCTTTCAAATCTCTAATATTAATAAATAATCATAGAATAATTATCAGAAATTTACGGGGAAACTCACAATGTCAGATATGTTAAAGGAAAAATTTGAGGAGTTTGTAACCGAATCAGGTCTGGTTGTGGAAAGTGGCGATCCAATGCCAACTGTTTCCGCATCCGTTATTCCTGGTGGTGGTTCTTACAGTGCTTCTAGTCAATCAAGCACAGAAGTAAACTCTAAAGGCGGAAGTGCAGAAGGTAAAACTACTGTAGGCACCGATGCTGTTAATGGTTATGGAGCACAACAGTCAGTAACCGATAACGGTGGTCCACGTCCAGATGGAAATGATGAGGGCGAGGATAATCCTGGCGCTAAAGCATCGGCTCCTGTTGGTGCTAAAGGAGCACAAAGCGATGGTACTGCACAGACCTCTAGCATCAATGATGCTGGTGATCAAGGCAAGACTGTTACTGTTGGTGCAGATGCAGCATATGCTACATCTACTGGTCCTGATGTATCTTACCCCATCAAACCTTCCTTCGAGTCCCTTGACATGAGTGCAGACGTTGCTGCACTTACCGAAGGTACAGAACTCTCTGAAGAGTTCAAAGCAAAAGCAACGACAATTTTTGAGGCAGCAGTCAAATCTAAACTTTCTGAAGAGTGGAAGAAACTCGAAGAGCAGTTTGAGACTCGCCTTAATGAGCAAGTAGCATCTGTCAAGGCAGAACTTGCTGAAGAAGTTGGTGGCACAGTTAAGTATGCCATCACTTCATGGTTAGAAGAGAACCAAGTATCTATCGATAGAGGAATCCGTAACGAAATTACGGAAGACTTTATTGCTGGACTTAAGAATCTCTTCCAAGAGCATTATATTAGTATCCCCGATGACAAAGTTGATGTCGTCGAAGGTCTGACTGAAGACATTCGTAAGATGGAAGAAAGCCTTGACGAACAGGTCAAAGCAAATGTGAAACTTCAAGGTCGTCTTGATGAGTCTGCAAAAATTGTAGTTCTGAACGTAGTTTCGGAAGGATTGGCAGACACTCAAAAAGACAAACTCGCTTCTCTCGCTGAAGGCGTAGAGTTTGAGACAGAAGAGAAGTTCGCAGAGAAACTAAAAACTCTCCGCGAGTCATACTTCCCCTCGGATCCTGCTGCTCCTAAAGCAGAAGTTACCGATGAAACCCCAGTCGAAGGCGAAGAGATTTCCCCAGCAATGGCACAATATCTCAACGCTATCAACCGCTGGAATTCCTGATAATATAAAAACAACACTTAAAAAAACTCGGAGACAAAATGTTTAACGCAGAACATCTCCAGGAAAAGTGGGCACCTGTTCTTGGTTCCGAAGGCGCATCGCCTATCGGCAACCGTTATAAGAAGGCAGTAACCTCCGTCCTCCTGGAAAACCAAGAAAGATTTTTACGCGAAGAGCGTGGAATGTTAAGCGAAGTTGCAGTTAACGGCCTTGGCGCTGGTACTGTTACTCCCGCTGGATCAGCACTCGGCAATGCTAACACTGCAGGACTTGCAGGTTTCGACCCCGTACTGATCTCACTCGTCCGTCGTGCAATGCCTAACTTGATGGCATATGACGTTTGTGGCGTCCAACCAATGAGTGGTCCTACTGGACTCATCTTCGCAATGCGTTCACGCTACGAGAACCAAGCTGGCGAAGAAGCATTGTTCAACGAGCCTGATACCGGATTCTCTGCAGCATCTGACGCAACTCAAGGAGCATATACTCCTAGAACTGGCGCTGGTGTTGGTGGCGATTCAGAAGGTAACAACCCTGCACTCCTTAACGACGCAGCTCCTGGCACCTACGAAGTAGGACGTGGCATGAGTCGCGAAGCTCTTGAGCAAATGGGCGAAGCAGGCAAACTGTTCCGCGAGATGTCATTCAGCATTGAGAAGACTTCTGTGACTGCAAAGTCCAGAGCTTTGAAAGCAGAATACACCTTGGAACTGGCACAAGACCTTAAGGCAATCCACGGTCTTGATGCAGAGCAAGAACTTGCTAACATCTTGTCAAGCGAAGTTCTCGCAGAAATCAACCGTGAGGTTGTTCGTACCGTCTATAGCGTTGCTAAAGTTGGTGCTCAAAACAACGTTGCTAACGCTGGTATCTTTGACCTTGACGTTGACTCCAACGGTCGTTGGTCAGTTGAGAAGTTCAAAGGACTTCTTTTCCAAATCGAGCGCGATGCTAACGCTATTGCACAAGAGACTCGTAGAGGAAAGGGCAACTTCCTGATCTGTTCAGCAGACGTTGCTTCAGCACTTGCAATGGCAGGTGTACTTGACTATTCTTCAGGTCTTAACGGCGCTGGTGGTCCTTCCATCGGTGAAGTTGATGACACTGGTAACCTTGCTGTTGGTACTATCAACGGTCGCATTAAGGTCTACGTTGATCCTTACTCTGCTAACCTTTCCGACAAGCACTACTACGTCATCGGATACAAAGGTACATCACCTTATGACGCAGGACTGTTCTACTGTCCTTACGTTCCCCTCCAGATGGTTCGCTCGATCGACCCCGACACCTTCCAACCAAAAATTGGTTTCAAGACTCGTTACGGCATGGTCAGCAATCCTTTCGTCACCACCAACGGAACCTACAACGGTACTCCCGATGGCGAAACACTTACGGCAAACGCCAACATGTACTACAGAAGAGTACAAGTTATCAACTTGATGTGAGTCATCACTTCAGGTTTCTTACAGACCTCCCAGCAATGGGGGGTCTTTTTTTGTCTAAATAATTAAAGATAATATCATGGTTGTAATCATGGCAACTTCAGTAGAAAGGGAAAGGGAAAAGGAAAAGTTAAAAGAAGAAGTTAAAAAAGAACCCACCGAGCATGTACCGAGCAAGTCACCGATCAAGGTGATTGCTCTTGCCGTAGGATCTGCATTTGCTCTAGCACATATTGGTTTGTTGGGCTACGTAATTAATAAACCAGAACACCAGCAGGTTCCTCAAGTACCTACAATCAATATCCCCCGTGGAGATTATTCTTCATATCGAATCAAAGCAGGGAAGGATGGATATGAGATTGAGTACAAAGCAAACGATCCTGCTATTTTAGAATCGCAAAAATCTTTATCATTAGATAAAGAAAAGAAAGGATTGTTTGGTGGTGGTACTGAAAGTCGTCGTGAATGGCGTCAAGATCAGTTCACAATGGATGGTACTCGCAACCTAGGAGGTGCTGCATTAGACGGCGAGGGAAAGTCTGCAAAAGACATAGAGTGTATCGTGGCGGACGCTGGAGCACGGTCACAAGGTGCAATGGCAGGTAGTGCTATCGCTGCTGGTGTCGCTGTTCCTGCCCTTGCTAGCGTCCCTTACGTGGGTTGGTTGGCAGGTGGATGGGCACTGTTACTGGGACAGAAAGCAGGTTCCGAACTAGGATCCCAGGTAGGAACAGTTTTCAATGACTGCTAAATAGTAGTGCTTGGGACGCTGACATGCCTGCTGATTGGTATAAGGAACAACCTAAAAATAGAAACTATTTAACTCCGGTTGGATTCAAGTTAAAACTTGAAAGATTTGCTGGTGTTGATTTCTTTTGCCAAGCAGTAAATCTTCCTGATGTAGAGATGCCCTTCACAGAAGTGCAGACAAGATTTAGGGGAGTTCCTATCATTGCTGGTGGTGGTGTTACTTACGGTAACCTACAACTTCGTTTTATTGTAGACGAAGATATGGCAAACTACACTTCAATATGGAACTGGATTAGAGACAACGGCAATGCAGAATCTGGTGGTGAAGTAGAAGGTCTTGGTTATTCTGGTGGACAACTAGAAATCCATACCTCAAGTAACAATATAAACTTTGTTATTGATTTTGAAAAAATCTTTCCAATATCTCTGACAGAGTTAGTGTTCGACGCTTCATCACAGGACATTGATTTCTTCACATCTAATGTGACTTTCAAGTATACTCGGTATACTATTCGTGATAAAAACTTCAGGATTATATGAACTTTGACAAACTAAATCAACGCTTCTCTAAAATTAGAGAAGAGTGGCAACAAGATACACAAATCGATTTCCAGTTTAAAAACAAAGAATATTCAGAAGATCTTGCAAGACTTGCATTAGAGATTCCGTTTCAACATAACAAGTATTTAAATTACTACACAGATCTTTCCCAGATCAAAACTTCTTTAGAGTTTGAAGTCCGTAGAATGGTGAAAGAAAAAAGAGAATACTATGGTGGAGAAGCAGAAGCAAAAGTTTATGCAGAGAAACCATTTGGTGCTTCTATCAAGACCGCAGAAAAAATGAAGGTCTATATGGAAGCAGACAACGAGATTATTAACATAGAAGCTAAAGTAAAATTTATTGATCAGATGTTATATTTTCTTGAGCAAGTTATGAGACAAATTTCCAATAGGGGATTTCAGATTAAGAGCGCCATTGAATGGGAAAAATTTATTAACGGGAGTGCGTGATGTCTAACCTCATCACTGTCAAGAAAAAGAATGAAGTGTATCTGACAGTTACTTGTGAACCTCACGCTCACAGAGAGTTGGCAGATTATTTTTCATTTGAATTGCCAGAAGCAAAGTTTCTAAAACGTCAACCAAGATTTAGATACTGGGATGGAATGATTCATTTGTACTCTCCGGGTACAGGTGATCTTTACAATGGTTTATTACCACATCTAAAACTTTGGTGTACAGAAAGAAAGTATAGATTATCGTATGAAAATAATGATTGGTATGGTAGTCCAGAAGAAGTTAATGATTTAGTTTCTCCTGGTGGTGTTAAAGTTTATATGGATAAAATTTGTAAGTATCCACCAAGAGACTACCAATACGCCACTGTATACAAAGCATTAAAATATAATAAAGGATTGTTTCTCTCACCTACAGGGTCGGGAAAATCTTT